TCACGCTGTACCCGACGCGCAAGGTGCGCGGCACCGATCGCGGCTGGGAGGAACACTCGGACTTCAAGTGTGCGATTGGGAACCTCGCGCGCTTGTACCGGCGTACTCCCGCATCGTTCGCGTGGACAGGCAAGGTGTACTCCGCGCCCCCAAAGGAAGCCCGCGAGATGCGCGCGCACCTCGAAGCGCTCGCGGGCGGCCGCAAGATCATTGGGCTGTCCCTGCGTGGCGGCACGATGTCGACGGCGCGCAGCTACCGCATGCTGCCGCCAGAAGCGCTGAGCGAAGTTCTCACCGACCCGCGTTACCTGTTCGTGTCGCTCGACTACGAGGACATGACTCCGTTGGGTCAATGGTTCACGGACAAGATGGGACCGGGGCGATTCCTCTGGTACCCGAGTGTCTGCTGGGCCTGGGATTACGAACACACCGCGGCGCTCGTCAAGGCGACGGATGCCGTGGTCACGGTCTGCCAGAGCGTGGCTCACCTCTCCGCCGCAATGGCCCATCCCACCTACGTCATGACGCCCTCGCGTCCTGCGTGGCGGTATGGGGCGGGCGAGAGTGAGCGCTGGTACTGGTACGACCATCCGAATGCGCGCCTGCTTCGCCAGAAGTGGGAGGACTGGGGCCCGGCCGCCACAGCTCTCGCGGAGGCGTTGCGGGCGCGTTTTAATTCACAGGAGGCTGCATGAAGTGCCCGATGCTGCCTCATGAGATGGATCTGGTCAAAGACATCCCGGTCGGCTCGATGTGCGAGCTCGGCACGAAGAAGTTCGGCCAGTACAAGCTGTGGTTTCAGTCGCAGGGCTGGCGCCACATCTCGATTGACCTGAATGGCCTCGGTGGCGCGCTGAAGCTCGATCTCACGCAGCCGATCGACGTTGAACTACTCGGCGGGCCCTTCGATGTCGTGACGAATTACGGCACGACAGAGCACGTAGACGAGCAGGAGCCCTGCTGGCGCAACGTGCATGCGCTCGTGAAGATGGGCGGGTGGTTGGTCTCATGCACCCCGCTCGATTGGCCCAAGCACGGACGATGGTATCCACGTGAGGAGTGGTACCGCGAGTTTATCGACCTGAACGGCTATGAGTTGCGCGATCTCTGGTATCTGACCGATCGCACGGAGCGACACACGATCTGTGTGCGCATGAAGAAGGTGGAGGACAAGTCGTTCACGATGCCCACCACACCGATTTTCGAGATGGTGAGCGCCAGCCAGAAAATGGGAGCGTACATCTGATGGGTCACGCATTTCAGAGTCCCTTGCGTCGGTGGGAAGTGCTCGCGGGACTTGCCGAGCAGATGAAGGCGCGCACGTTCGTCGAGGTGGGCTGCAAGGCAGGCGGGACCACGGCGTACCTGCTTGATCACTTCCCTGAGCTACGGGCCATCGCGATTGATCCGTGGGCGCCAATGGAGAACGACGCGGAGGACTACACAGATCACGACTTCGCGGAGATTGAGCGCGCGTTCTGGAAGAACATCGGCATCCACAAGGATCGCTGCACGATGCTGCGCGAGACGAGTCTCGCGGCCGCGATGTGGGCGAAATTGCCCCGAGCATCTGGTCCGTTGTGTGAGCAGCCGTTCGATCTCGTTTTCATCGACGCCGGCCACGACTACGAAAACGCGCTCGCCGACATCAACGCATGGTGGCCACTCGTGAAGCAGGGTGGCTACCTCTGCGGCCACGACTATCAGCAGAAATTCCCCGGCGTGATGCGTGCTGTAGCGCAGAGCTTCCCGCTGTTACGAGTCGCCGTCTGCCCTGATTCGGTCTGGGTCGTGCAGAAAGAGGCGGATATGCCCTTCAGGAAGGCCGCATGAAGCCATCCATAACGTACGTCTGGTGGGTTCGCGGGCGGCAGTTCGCCGAGTACGCCGCGCTCTCAATCGCCTCGGTTCGCCGGGCGAATCCCGACGCCACGCACAACGAACAGAAGTTTCTCGTTGTCACGGATGAGATGGACCTGGACTGGACCGATGTCGTAGCGCCATTCGGGTCTGGCGTTCAATTGCGCATCGTTCAGTCCTCGCAGCCGACAATCTCCGCGCGCCTCGATGCGCAGATCGCGGTGCTGATGGATGAGCGCCGAGGCGATCGCGTGCTGTTCCTCGACGCGGATGCGCTCATGCGCAAGCCGTTCCCGTGGGAGCCCGAGGCGGACTTGTACCTGACCTGGCGCGACCACGTGAACGGCGACAAGGATATCGCGCGGCTCATCCCCTACAACGGCGGAGTAGTTGGGGCGACAGTCAATCCGGCCACGATCGAAGCATTCATCTGGATGCGCTCACGGATTCGACACATGAGCGGCCAGAACCAGATTTGGAACGGCGACCAGCTCGCGCTTGCCGATCTTGTGGGCAAGCCGCGCGGAGATCGCATCGAGACGCAAATCCGCTGGGCGATCACGGACACCGGCACGCCGCTCTCGGTCTCCTGTCTCCCGTGCGACGTCTGGAACTACTCGCCCGACAAGGTCGACGAGGACATCTCCGAGCGGGCGATCATCCATCTGAAGGGCAGCCGCAAAGACCTCATCGAGCACTATGCAGGGAGGCTTGCGGCGTGATCGTCACGGGCTTCCCTCGGTCGGGAACTACACTGCTCTACTGCATGCTGAGGTATGCGGTGGAGGGATATCAGTTCCTCGATCACGAGTCATGGGCGCCGCGACCGGGCCACATCCTCAAGTCTGTGCGGGCCGTGTTTGAGGCGCCTGCAGAGCTTATCCGGGGCGCTCTCGTCATGGTCCGCGACCCGCGGGAGATTCTCTGCAGCGTCTATCACTTCGGGCCGTATCACGATCAGCCGTACGTATCCGCGCATTCCACCCTCAAGTGGAAAGATCGCGGCCTCTGCGAGTGGTGGGCGGCCATCAAGATGATTCAGGACGCGCACCTCATCCGATACGAGGATCTCGTAGCGGACCCATGCAAGGTGCAATTGGAGCTCGCCGACCGTTTCGAGTACCGGCCAGGCCGCTACTTCGACGAGTTCCATCTCGAAAGCCACGGGGAAATGTGGGAAGGCGCCATGAACGGGCGGCGCGCGCCGGCGCACAGTCGAAAGCTCGATATAGCTCGCCTTGAGGAGCAGTTCAGGCTGTATCCGGAGCTCCACGATGTCTGCGCCGAGATGGGCTATGGAGGCCACCGTGCAGCCGCTTAAGGTCTACATCGGCTATGACGACGCCGAGCGGCAGGCGTATGACCTCGCCGTAGCGAGCCTGCGCGGGCGCGCAAGCATCCCTGTCGACGTGACGCCGCTTGATATTTGTCGGCTCGCCGAGTCCGGCCTAATTCGTAGGCCGACAGATCGGCGCGGGCACCGCTACGACCTCCTCTCGAATGCACCGGCGTCGACGGATTTTGCAATCTCGCGATTCCTCGTGCCGATTCTCGCGCAGACAGGGCCGGCGCTCTTCGTGGACAGCGATGTCGTATTTCTGGCGGATGTCGCCAACCTCCTGGCCTATATCGAACTCTTCGATTTCCCTCTCATGTGTGTGAAGCACGAATACACGCCGCGCACGGGGCCCAAGATGGACGGGCAGGTTCAGACCTCATACGCGCGCAAGAACTGGTCTTCTGTGATGCTGTTCAACTGCGATCACCCCGCGAATCGCCGGCTTTCGCTCGTCGACGTGCAGGAGCGTCGCGGCTTCGACCTTCATCAGTTCTACTGGCTGAACGATGCGGAAATCGGCGCGTTGCCGGCCGAATGGAATTGGCTGGTCGGGGAGCAGCCGCAGCCTCCAGCGCCAAAGATCGCCCATTTTACCCTCGGCGGCCCGTTCACTCCGGGCTGGTCGGGTGGTCCCTTTGATTCACTTTGGTATGAGGAGCAGCGACGATGGCTAAGCCCAAACTCGGAAGTGGCGCCCGCTTCAAATCGCTTGAGCACGAACTTGCGCGCCGTGGGAACGTGAAAGACCCCGCAGCACTCGCGTCTGCCATTGGGCGCGCCAAGTACGGCGAGAAGCGGATGGAGCAGATGTCTGCGCGCGGCCGGCGCCGGGGATCATGAGACGCCGACAGGCTTACGCAGTAAGATTGGCTGATCAACCCCCGGCCGGGGTGGTTGTGGCACAGGAAACACCATGCCCACCCTCGGCACCGCAGTCGCAGCCATCCGTGGAGACCTCAACCGAGACTCCACCTTCGACGCGCGTATCCAAGAAGCGATCGTCAACGCGCTCCGGTTCTACCGCGCGCGACGCTACGGCTTCAACACCAAGCGCAAAACGATCACGGTAACCGGGGAGTTCACCTCCCTCACCGCAAATTTCATCGAGATCGACTACGCGAAGCTCGAAGTGGGCCAGCGCCTGAAGCCGCTTGTCGAGCGCACCTACACCTGGCTCAACGAAACGAAGCTCGACGAGAGTCTCTCATCCGAGCCCGTCTGGTACGCGATACAGGAACGCAATCTCCGGCTGTATCCGCCTCCGGATCAGACCTACAGCGTGCAGATCCACTTCCTGTACGACATCGGAAGCACGATCTCACTTTCGACGAGTGACTCGACGACCACGAACGCATGGCTCGACGAGGGCTATGAAGTGATTCGTCTCCACGCGACCGTGGAAGTGCTGGAAATGTACATCGATGGTCCCGAGGCGCAAGCGAAGGCCGATCGCCTGCGACTTCGGGAAATGGAGGCTGAGCGCGAGCTGAAGCGTCGAGCGAACCGCGAGCAGTCCTCTGGCAGCATTCGGGGAAAGATGTAATGAAGACTCTCATGCGCCGCTGCGCGGCGATCGTCCTTGGCCTCACGCTCGGCCTGACTGCGTGGGCAGGACTCGAAACCGTTACACATATCCAGGACCTCAATTCGTCCTGGCCGCTCGGCTCCGATCTCGCGAGCACGAGCGACGATCACATCCGCAACATTAAGAGCGCGTTGAAGACGGACTTTCCGAACTTCAACGGCACATACACGAGTGCGGCGGCCCCGGTTTTCGGGATTCCCAGCGATACGAACACGGGGATGTATTCGGTCGCCGCGGATGATCTCGGTTTTTCAACGGGTGGCACGCTGCGCTTCGACATCTCGACTACTGCATTCACGGGCACGCTACCTTGGCGTGGCCAAGATGGCACGCAAGCAGCTCCTGCGCTGACCTTCAGCGGAGATACCGATACAGGGTTCTATCGCGTTGGGGCGAATACGCTCGGGGTATCCGCGGGGAATACCCTAGTCGCGCACCTAAAAATCGATGGCAGTGGAAATCCTCAGATTGCGGGCCCGGACGGCTCCGCCGCCGTTCCCGGCTTTTCGTTCTTCAACGATGTCGATACTGGCATCTATCGAGATACAAATAATCGTGTTTCCTTTGCAACAGCTGGGGCTCGTACCTTCTTCATCCAAAGCACATTTGTGCAGTCTGACGTGCAATTTGCGACAGCAGACGGCACGGCGGGGTTTCCGGGTTACACCTTCAACCAGGACGCTGACACCGGCTTCTATCGCGATACCAACAACCAGATCGGCATCGCGCTCGGTGGTTCGACGGCGGGGCAGATCGCACAGGGAACGTTCACCATCACGATGACTGGTGGGACTACCTCTCCTACAGGTACCGCTGAGTATCAGCGAGTCGGCAATGTCGTCACGCTGTTTATTCCATCGATTTCAGCGACGAGCAACGCCAACACATTCACCTTCACTGGTATCCCGTCGATCATTCAGAGCACGAATGCTACCGGAGAGTTCTATATCGGATCCATGATCAACTCTGGGGCAGCCACAAATGTGGCTACAGCGATGCTGGCGGCGGGATCTGGGACGTTGACCCTGTTGCTCAATGGTTCGTCTTCCGGATGGGTGAATTCCGGAACAAAAGGGTCCAGCACGAACGGTGTGACGGTAACCTACAGGGTTCGCTAGTGCGCGCTTCGATCGACGACATCACGAAGGGATTCGCTCCTGATCCGGTAGACCTCCAACTGCCGGACGGTTTCTTCTCAGACTCGCGCAACTTCCGCTACCGAGACGCAGCGGTCGAGAAGTGCAAGGGGCAATCGGCAGTCTTCGGCTCGTTGTCCGTGACGCCGATGTTCGCTGCGTCGATCGGCGATGGCATCACTTCGTACTGGCTCTATGGAAACGAAGCGGTGCTATATGCCACGGACGGCACGACGCACGCGAATGTGTCGAGCGCGTCCTATAACGCGGGACCTGACCTCGGCTACACCGGCGGTCAGTTCCACGGATACCAAATCGTGAACGACTCGGTGCTGCCACCGGCAAGCTGGCAGCCGGGCCTCTCCAACACGGTACAGCAACTTGCGAACTGGCCAGCGACTACCTTTTGCAAGGTGATTCGACCCTTCCGCGATCAACTTATCGCGTTGCGCCTGACGGAAAGTGGAACCTATAACCCGCGCGTCTTGCGTTGGTCGGACATTGCGGGCGTCGGCGTGCTGTCGGGCTCCTGGGATTATACCGATCCGACGAACTTCGCCGGCCGCACGGAGTTGGGCGAGACTGAAGACTATCTGATCGACTGCTTGCCGATGCGCGATGTGAACATCGTGTACAAGCAGTTTTCGACGTACCTGATGCAGCCGATTCAGACGAATGACTCGTTCGCGTTCCGGCAGCTATTCAGTCAGGCGGGACTACTTGCGGAGAACTGCGCGCGCGCATTCGGTGCGCAGCACTTCGTCGTAACGAGCGACGACATCATCCTGCACGATGGCTCCAACGTTCAGTCGATCGCCGACAAGCGCGTGAAGCGCTGGTTCTTCTCGACTCTCAACGCCTCGCGCTACCAGCGCACATGGGTCGCGCCGGATTTCAAGAACCAAACCATGTGGGTTGGCTTCTGTGAGACCGGCCACGACTTCCCGAATCTCGCGCTCTGCTGGGACTGGGCCAATAACGCATGGTTCGTGCGCGAGCTCGGCGGGGATATGGCACACGCGGCTCCCGGCATCGTTATCGGCTCGGAGCTGACTTTCGACGGCCAATCTGGATCGTTCGACTCGTTGACGACAACGTTCGATGAGTCGACGTTCACGCCGTTCAGCAATCGTCTGGTCCTCTTCGCAGGCACTGCGAAAGCGGCATACCAGGCAGAAAGTGGCGAGACGTTCAACGGCACGGCCATGACGTGCTACGCCACGCGCTCGAACATCGGCCTCACGCGCGACCTCAACAGCATCAAGCGCATTCAGCGTATCTACCCGAAGGTCTTGGGTACCGCTGGCGATACGGTGTCGATCTACGTCGGCAGCAAGTCATCCCCGGATGGTACGACGACGTTCTCAGGGCCTTTCGCGTACACAATCGGGACCGACTACAAGATTGATTGCCGAGTCTCGGCGCGGTGGATCACGCTCAAGTTTCAATACGCCGGCGGCAACACGGTGAAGCTCGCAGGCTATGACTTAGAGTTCGTGCACGACGGCTGGCGCTAAATGTATACGCCAGCGCCAGTGCCATTCGATGTTAAGGAGTTGCCGCAGTTCCTACAGTCGGAATTCCGCCGAATCAGCCAAGACCTCGCGGACCAAGCCGATAGCGTGTTCTATCGCACATTGCCGGCGACCTCGGGGTCGCTCTCTGTCTCGGCTGGCGTGTCGGCGAACTGGAAGGTCGACGGCAACATCCTCCTTGTATCCACGTCTGTCACGCAGACATTCACGGGACTACAGCGTGGCGTGCTCTCTCCCATGCGCGAAATCGTGTTTATCAACGTGGGCACGGGAGTGGCGGCATTGAAGAGTGAGGCTGCGGAGTCAAGCGCGAGCAATCGTTTCGCGTTCGCCGCCAGCAACTATCAGCTCTCCCAGAATGCCGCGGTCATTCTGTGGCGAGACCCCTTTGCTTACCGCTGGCGAGGAATCGCGAAGACATGATTCGAGAGATACCGCTACCCCTTCTGCCGCGGCTCTGGAGCAGCCTGGAGCCGCATCTCGTCCGAGCGCTCCGACACCATCCGTTTCTCGATCTAGAGGGTCTGCAGTGGCTCGCCTTCAACGGTCGGGCGTATGTGATT